AGGTCCTTTAAGGATTTTGTCTGCGATTTCCTGAGTAATTCCGGTTTCAGGGTTATAAAAGATATTGCGTCTGGCCCATAACAGCGCGCGTCGCTTCTCGTCGTTGATCTCGTTGATCTGATCTTGCTGATCCAGGTAGTAGCTGACTTCACCTTTTGCATACATAGCGACAGGATTCTCATGGAACCACAACTTGGTCAGAGGAAAGAAGCCTTGCAGATTATACGGATCATCCCATACCCATATCGGCCACTTCCAGTCGTTATCAGCATACATCTCCAGGCGGCGTGTGACCTTATCCCACACATACCAAATCTTGGTCATACATGCTTTATCAAACTGATCAGCACTATCGAAACCATATGCGCTATACGCATTGTCCTTCTTGCTGAACAGCGAGAACTCCTTATCGTCTCCATCTCCACCACCGCCAGTCAGCACATGCGTCGGCTCGAATATCGACTTCACTTCGTCCTTATCATCATCCTTCTCACCATATATCGCATTGATATACTCAGTCGGTAGCATATCCTCGATCATCATCCAGTTGGCATCACCACCAGCGGGATCACTGCTATTCGGATCAACCAATACTTGGTGAGGCAAACGGATACGCACATATGGACCACTCGGCTGCAAGAACTCGATCTTCTCTTCTAACGCAGTAAGCGCAGCCTCAACTTCCCTAATCTCCTTGTCATCCTTCGCAGCAGCAAGCTTATCCGATAACTGCTGCAAATCCATGGCAGCCTGTTCACTGCTCTTATCCTTCTGCGTATACCCAACTTCAAACCATGCATTGTTTGTCAGCAATGCAATGATCACATTGCGTTTCGCTTTCGGCTTAATGTTTACACCTGGAATGTTCTTCATTCGGAACAACGCATTGATCAACTTCTCAATCGCACGTGCGAATGCATCACCACGTTCATCCTTGGTCGGATCAACATCCGGTCGCGCGGTGACTTCAACGACAGGGTTCTTCGCATACAACTCAGGGATTTGCGCATTCACATTCGAGAACACGATGTTCTCGGTTGACGAGAAGCGTTCGTTCAGCCTACGAGCAACATGACGATTGCCCGCAACATTAGCATCAGTACCATCACGGTGATCAGACTGGTCGTGATTATAATAACGAATAGCTTCATCCCATGCATCGATCAGATCCTTCATGCCCTTCTGGCTTGCATCTCTACGACTGCGCCATATACCGCCACGCTTACTGCTTACAGGTATGCGCGAGTCAGGCATTGCCTTATACACAGCAGGTGGTTCTGCTTCAGCAGGCAAACCAACATCTGCTTGAACAAGCGACTGCTCTAGCGGATCAACGCCCGTATCGAGTTCAAGTTGTGGATCGTCTTGTTCGAAACTACCGCTCATCTACTTGCGTCCTGCCAGTTCACGTTCTGTCATAGCTTGCAGAATAATATCTGCGTCGCTTTGGCCTTGATCATATTCATTCTGCCACCGATCATACATACGATTGCGTGGTAAATCAGGATTGGCTGATGCATCTTTGAGTTTTTGGCTTGCACGTAAATATGCGGTCTGGTTCCATGGTAGCCAGATAGGCGATAGATTATCGTATGTCCTTACGACTTCATCGTATGGTGCTTGCAGCGATTGCTCGTTACTACCGAACACTCTTCGATCCATACCGACTTCAGATTCCTTTGGGAGTTCTGTATATGCATCAGATTTCACACGACCTAATGCTTTGAGTATATGCTCATCGAAGTTGTTACCGCCGGGCATCAACGCCACCTACCAACAGGAGGTGTAATACCAATGATCATGCTAAGCAGTATGATCAACAAGATCACTGCGATCACAACCTGTGCAATCTGTGCAAACGGTGCAGGCAACGGTATAAGCGTGATGACCCAATAGATCAGACCAAACACGATTATGAGAATAAGCAGTGATACGAGTAGGTCGATCATCTCGGTCCTCCTGGATGCAGCTTATACAGGTGCTGTGCCGCAGCCTTAGTCAACTCATCCAATGCAGCACGATAATCATCACCACGTTGTCTGTTCAACGCACCACGATCAACCAGTGTTGGATCGCCTAGACTCACACCGAATTTATACAATGCGGTATTGCGATACTTGTTTTCCTTACCGCCTTCTGGATCACCCATCTGTGATGCCATGATATAGCGCACAATGTCTTCCTCATCACGAGGCAGGCGCTTATCCAATTCAGGTGTCAACACACCAGATGTGCGTAGCTTTTCCAGACCACGATGTGTTGATTCATGCACCAAGTTAGAGGGCTGTGATGAATTAGAATAAACACCGTCGTTGTTAGGACTGTATGCCCCATACATATTCACATTCGGGCCAGATTTGTCATCCACATTTATCATTCGTGGATCATAACCAAGTGCACTGATCGGTGAACGATTAACTGCAAGTTGAGCAGCCTCATAATTCTGCGCCAGTTGTGGATCACCCTTAGTAGTCTTACCAAATCGTGGATCGGTTAATTGTCTTGTACCAACACCTTGTGCATCAATTTGCAATTTACGTGCAACACGTCCTTCATTGAATCCTTCATTCCCACTACCATAGCTGAAATCAGCTTTGCGTGCGTCCTCAACCTCAGGTGCACCAGGATACTGTCGCATCGGTGGTGCGATACTCACATCAGGCACATTTGGGTCAGGTTCAGGCGGTGCCATCCCAACACTACGCATTGCCATGCGAACAATGTCATCGAAGCCAGCCATCTACTTGTGTCTCGCCTTCGGTCCACTCCGTTGAGCACGCTCAATCTCATGCCACGCCATCCATGCGGGAACCTGATCTGGTTTACCAGTATACCGCGCCAACCGTGGACGCTTACTCATCGCATACTTCCACATGTCCATAGCATGATCATTACGATCAACAGGTTTATCAGTAGTCTCGTCACTCCCGTCGCGTTGAAAGTAATACTCCGTAATCTCATCAATGAACCACTGACAGTTGTCTGACACGTAGAAATGCGGTGCCATATGGAAACCATTGATCGGATTCTCATGCATCGCCAATGGCGTAAGATACTGCCAGTTCTTCGCGATACCAGCATTGATGTCGCTGTTACCGCGTTGCATCTTGATGCCCTCTTCCAAGAACATGTTCGCAACCGTCTCACCAACAGTGCGTGCATTACCAGTCTTACGCCTGAACACATCAGGATCAGCAAACACTGGCTCTAATTCGTCATCATCGATGCGATATTCAGCGCGTATCGACGCAATCAGCTTAGCTGCACCAGCAACAGGCAACTCGGCTACACGAAATCCATCCAGCAGGATGATGTTGCTGTCATCATCAGCGAAGAACAACCCATAGCAACTATGCCGTGACAGGCCATGGTCATAGCCTTCTATGAACGTCGGCTGATAGCCCATCATGCGCATCTGCTTCAGATACAAGCGTGCATCTTCATGCTTGAACGTATGCACGGTCTCATCGAATTGCGGATATATCAATCCGCTCAATGCACCCCACTTACCATACACAAATCGATCACGCATCGATCCGGTATACGTCGAGAGCATACCGCGAATGTAGTCTTCACCTACATTCTCCACATTCTCATACGTGCTGCCCTCAAACAACTCGATCAGTGGTATCGGCCTGCCATCCACCAACAACGGCTCACCATTATCACCGACTTCACAAAGCAACTTGGGATTTACAACACCACGTTCAGTAAAATCATGCAGCGGCTTGACGATTTCACGATAACACCAATTCCGTGTCGGATTTAGCGTAGCCATGAACCAACGCGGACCAACACGCGGCATATTCGGGTCATCACCCATATATTCGGTGTTGCCGCGTAGCCGTCCCATCAAATCCATGAAGTCCTTGTGACTAAACTCAGGGTCTTCAAGCTGATCCACCACAATCCAATCGTAGGTGGCTGAAAGTAAGTTCGATTTGGAGTCCTCGGTCTGTTTCCCTTGCTGTGCAACATACCTGAAGTTCACTGTTGAGCCATTCTTCAACAGCAACGTGTTTTCGTCCCGGCTCGGCATACGCTTGATCCACGCAGTAGGACACCACTGCAAGAACTCTCGCCTTATTGTGTCGTTCAGCTTGGGATAAGTGGAACGTGCTATCAGACCATTGCACCCTGGGTAGTCTTTGCATAGCTTCAACGCCTTGATACAAGTCGCGGCGGTTTTGCCATTACCAAATCCACCACCGATAAACTGCACCTTCTTCCTGCTCTGGTGGAACAGGTCATGCATACCACCTTCGGTTATCTTGTATCGTTTAGTGCTCATTAAGAATGTCTACCAAACATGAGTGTGCCAGAACCTCCTGCTCCTACTCCTACGGTTACAGTAGTTGCATTCGGTGGCACTGCTGCAATTGCACTACCAACACCAGCAACCACGATCACCTGAGGAGATGCATCAGTTTGCATGGTGAGTGTCCCAGCCGCAACCGTGTTTGTCAGTTGCACGTGTGAGTACAATATAAGAGGAGGACAATTGCCACTAACATCTGCAATCTTCGGTATTGGGAACAGTGCCGTGCTCGTTATTGTCGCAGTAGTTCCTGATGCAACGAATGCCATCATTCACTCTCCATCTCGATAACAGGCATTGTAGATATTTCCTTACGCACGATCTCAATCACAAGTCCACCGTCGAGTTTATGCCGGTGTTCCACCACATCGCTAGGACGATGACCGCTACGATCAAGTATATCCTTCGCAGCAGCCATACGATCAGCACGTGTGCCTTCATCCATCGCACGCACGATCACCTGTGCGGCATTCTTCGCATTCTTCACAAACAAGTCGCGAACAACGCTGGTTTCACTATCCAGCACACTGCGCACAATCGCATCATGCATTTGCTGATACGCATCGCTCTTCTTCATTCGACCAATCTGGTCAATGGTCAGCGACGTTGCGATTGCGATCTCTTCCTCATCCAAACCAAACAGCGTATAGCTGAGAATGACGCTCACGGCGTTCATTGTCTTAGGAACTTCAGGCAATTCACTCAGCTTGCGACGAGCGGCTACAACAATGCGTTGTGCTTCAGCAGGCGTCGGCACCTCGACACGCACAGGCGCTTCGGCTTCCAGACGACCATCAGGATAAACGAGCGATCCATCAGCTAAACGTAATGGATCACTCATACGTGGCATAGGCATTAGATACGAACCTTTAGTTTCCCACGTGCTGTCTTACCAGGAGCACCACGCTGGCTTGGTTTAGCACGTGTCGTAGGTGGTTCTTCTACTGCTTTATCAATAGCCTTACCAACTTCAGGATCAAATCCTGGACCTTTAGGTGTTGTCTCTGGTGTTGCTCGCGGCACTGTTCCAGGCCCAGGCAATGGAATTGTTGGTTCACCAGTTGGCACAGCACCTAATGGAATAGGCGGACGCTCACCAGGAGCAGCTAATTGCGGTGTGCCAGCACGTGCACCTTCTACTTGTGCCGGTATAGCAGGACCACCGATACGTGGTGATACCTCAGCAGGAGGCAACGCAAGTCGTGGATCAGGTGCATTCAGTGCAGGATTAGCCGCAGGTCCACCTAAACGCGGTGACATTTCAGTTGGTGGTAACGAAGTCGCACCAGTAGGTGTAATAGCAGGAACATTACCACCCAACAACTTTAGAATAAGTGCACCCAATCCACCAGCACCAAGCGCACCAGCAGCAAGACCAGCAGCAGGAACAGCACTATCAGGTATCATGCCCATAGCATCAGGCAATATAGCAGGCGTTTCAACCTGTGGCATACCAACACGCACATCACCAGAAGCGAGTGTCGCACTATCACTTGCCGCATTCGGTGTTATCGAACGAGAGGGTGGCGCACTCGTAGCACCTTCCGTTGGAGGAATAGGTGGACGCGGCAAAGTAACGCCATTACTCGTTGCTTCACGAATACGATTCACATTCTGTGGTGTAGGCGGTAAGCCTTGGCTCTGCAACTTCCTAAGATATTCCTGAATACCACTAACAACGGGACCACCCGTAGTCATAGGTGCTTCCCATTCACCTCCATACTCACTACCACCAGGACCAGGACTGGTCGGATACGGTTGCGGACCAGAACCGGCATAAGTCACGCCTTGTAATTTAGGAATTAGCGGCATCAGTATGCACCTCCACCGCTGATAGCTTGCTTACCACCACCACCATTACCACTCAGGTCAGGTGGATAAGTTGAAGGCTGCACCACACGCGAGATCAAAGACTGCCAAGCAGCAAGATCATTCGCATTCGTTGCACGGTTGACGATGTTAATGGTTTCAACTGGAATTAAACCACCAGGAGAACCTTGTTCCCACTTGATCTGCTTCTTAGTTTGTGTCGCATTCACTCCGACTGCCTGACCCAGCAAAGTATACAGGATACGAGTGGAGGCAATCGTTCCACCTCCATTACGCAACATCTTAACGATGCGGTCATCACCTTGCTGAATACCATTGAATTGCACATATCCAGTGGTCGCACCGGCATTAGCGGCACCAGCACCAAGTGTATTCGTATATCCAGTGAATTGCACAAACCCATTCGTGCCGAGACCATAAGTAGCCATCTGCATCCTCCTTATTCCTGCTCAGATCATTGCACATCGCATGAGTGGCGGCTACTGGCATTAGCACATGTCAAGAACAAAGGCAGGATCTTGTACTAGATAAATAACACCCTAATACATACATAATCCCATAACCCATATACTATATAATAGTATAACGCATTGCAAAATAGCAGTTGTATGCAGCGCAAAGTTCAGCAGTAACTCGGGGGTGGCTAAGCTAGCGAGAGCGTGTGGCAGCCTTATAATATACCCATGTTTGGGAAATGGGAGGGGATACACGGGGGCATGGTATGCTATGCACTGCACATGATATGATAAAGTAACGGTATAGTATATGCACAGTCCCGTGGCTAATCATGTCATGCATATGTGAGGCTGAGCATGACGAGCGCAGGAATCCATGAACAACCTGTACTTGCTCATTACATTAACGTACGCAGATACACTCAATGCTTACATGTGCTATACTATATAAGCCCTTATGCATTACCGCCATTTTATTTATTAGAATAATCCCATAGCCATAGAACATGCATTGCCGTCTCATGCTATGGGATAAGCCTTATGCTCTCATGTGCTGAGACAAGCGTTGCATGGCCTAGCGTTGCATTGCATTGCATTGGGTAAAATAAATAGTTGACATACCGATTGAGTAAGCCTATTATATGCATAGTGATTGAAGCCCTACCGCATTGGTATCGGCATATCACTGAGGACTGAACCAATGAGCGACGCGAAAACACAAGCGGCTGTTTCACTTGCTATGCTGCCAAGCAATGAGACAATCCATAAGCAAGCTGAACTGGCATTCACTGATACGAATACCGCAGACAGTAAGCGTAGCACGGCTGAGCAACGCATGGCATACGTAGTGCAATGCACGATTAGCAACATGCTTGCTAATGGCAACAAGCAAGTGAGTCTGCATCTTGCTTATACGAACGCAGAACACAAGAAGACGATACTTGCTAAGATGGTCCATGAGTATGCTGGCAAAATGCCTAATCACAAAGGCATTCCCGTTCCGCAGTATGCTAAGGAGATTGACGCATGGCGGACTAAATCCAACTTGGTTAAGCGTGGCGCATGGATCGCAATTGTGCTTGCAAGCAAGAACGTTATGTATACCGCATTCAACGTCAGCAAGGGAGTGTATTCGGTCCCTAGTGAATTGCTATTACCTGCGGACTGCACGCCTATCGCACGGCTTGCTAAAGAGCAACGCTTGCCACTTGATCGCTCGCCTATCGCATACATGACGAAGACACAGATTGTTGCGACGACGCAAGCTAGTGTTAAGCATATGCTTGACTGCGTTGTGCCTAAGACTGAAGGGACGAAAGGCGCAGAGAAGAAGGACAGCGAACCAGGCAAGGAAACCAAGGCTGAGAAGCAAGCTATCTTAGCTAAGGCTACTGTCACTGACATTGCGAACGGTATCAGTCTTGCAACGCTTATCACTGCGGCGCATCAACTGATGGTTAAGGACATGGGCACTAGCTTGATGCGTCATTGTGATGGCCCGCAAATGTGGAACCTGCTTAGCGACATGATGCGTAAGTATGATGAATTCAAAGCCGGTCCCGACTGGATGACGCCGCGCGATATGAAGGATGCAGACGAACGCATCGTGCCTGAGTCGAAGGCGAAGAAGACTAAGGCAGCCTAGCCTACCACCGCCACACTACCAGCCCCCGCATCGAAAGGTGCGGGGGTTTTTTTGCGTCCACATTCTGGCAGCAAACAGCGCGGCGCAGCCGCGCGGCCATATCCATGACGTTAGTCATATCCATCGTCACGATGATAACGCGAATGCAGGTAACGACACTAGCGCAGCGCACACACTTACTCGCCACACACGATCCCAACCATGAAATCATCCGTGCCGACAACCCCTTTATCTATATAAGGCCACAACACAACAACTTGATGTTACAACATTATGTGCCACGAATTATGGGCGACAGGCACCCCAATTTGTCCGTGGCCCGTGGCTCTGTCTCTGTGGACGTCACAAATAAATGAGGCTATGGTCAACTTCGGTGTGGACATTCGCCGTGAAACGTGCAGACTACAAGGGCTCGACAATTGTCAGCGGTTAGCTCCCGCATCCGTGCACGTCTCTGAGTGTGGGCATTGCCCAACCTCAACCCTCGGCAGTGTCCACACTCACAGGCATCTACAACTTATGTAGATTGCATGGGCATAGGCATGTCTACTGCTCAGCCACAACCTGAGCCAGCTACAACTTCATTATATATAATATATTATAAGAGAAAGAGAACATCATAACCTGATGCAACGATACATGTCTGCAACAAGCTTGACATAAGCGTAATAATGTGCTATTATACAAGAACAATTGGGGAAGGGAAGTAGCAGATGACTACATGATGTATCATCATATGAGACCAGACAGCTAACACAAAGGTGAACACAATATGAGCAAAATAAACAAGGCTATGTTCAACACACAAGTTGCTGCACTTGATGAGGTCAAGGCATATCTTGATGCCTATCGAGAAGACCAGCAAGAAAACTTCGACGAACTTAGCGATAAGATGCAAGAGAGCGAGAAAGGTGCACGCATGACGCACATCATCGACATGCTAGAGCAAGCAGCCGATAGCATTGAGTCCGCAATGGATGACATCAAGGACATTCTCAGCAGTGAAACTTGAGGAACAAGACAATGCGTATCCCTAAGCCACGACTCGTAGCACAATTCGTAGCTGAACCACTACCTGACGGAACAGTAGATCACAGATCATGTGATCATAACTTTGTTCCATTAGGTGATGGTGAAGTAGGCTGTACTATCTGTGGATGGTTCTGGTTTCCAGATGAAGAGGTGATTAGACATGAATAGGCTAATGCATTGGTGCATCATGCTGACTATAGGATTTGGCCCATTCATTATTGCAGGTATCATATTCGGTAATCTGCATGACTATTATATGGCTCAGCCATGAGTAGAAAAGACTACATCCTGTTGGCTACTGCAATACGCAGTATCGACAACGATCTGATACGTATGTCATGTGCTCGTGTTATAGCATATGCACTGCGTGAGGATAACAGACGATTCAACATCGACACGTTCTTAGCTGCATGTGGAGGACATGTGAATGCAGACAACAACTAGGTGGTCATTCACTACATTCTTCAATGGTGTGCGTGGTAGATCACCACGTGTGTTCGACACTAAGGAGGAAGCAATACAGGCTATCGTTGAGAAGCTATCCATTCATGCGTTAGACAACGAGTTCCCTTGTATTGGGTTGATTGCAATCGGTGCGCCACTTGAAAGAGCGTTCAATGACAAAATTGACAGTGGATCAACGATTAGTAAGAGCAACTGAACTTGGTATTCTTGTAGATGTAGAAGACGAATGGCTATTGTCTACATTTACTTGGGCATTATCAACTAAGGGATATGTTGTTACTACAATTGGTGATCGTAGAAATCTAGCAATACATCATTTTATTGTAGGCATACCTTGGGATGCAGAAGTAGTAGTCGATCATATAGACCGCAACAAGTTGAACAATCGACGCAGTAATCTACGATATGCATCACTACAACAGAACCGCTTAAACCATAAGGGAGTAGACAATCCGATGCTGAACATCGTGCTTACACCAACTGGAAAGTATTGTGTCTACATAAGGAGGGGACAAGAGAACTGGTCTAGGGTATTCGTGCTTCTTGAAGATGCACAACGGGCACGTGATGTTGTGTTACAGAAATGGAAGGATCAAAATGAGTAAGCTGATTGCTGGCTTTGCAACACTACCATATCCAATGCTCACACTAGAACAATGTCTTGTCGGTGTCCCGGTTGGCACTAGATTACAACGCATCGTGCGTATGGAGCATGGATGGAGGTTATGGATTTCTACTAACGACTTCGTATACGGGACATACTTGGAGTGTCACAACAGTGGTATGATAGAACGCATAACAGTACGCGCTGACGAGGGAGATGAGATTATCTTAACTCGTCCTACTGATAACACAATCCGATATGGATGGAGCACGCACAGTGACAAAGACAAATCAAGAAACAGTTGAGCACGTAACACAAGGCATCGAGTGGACACGTGAGAAGCACAACCGCTTATACATGGATGTATATCATGCTATCCATGACGAAGGCATGACGGATGACCACGTGATCACGTTCGATGGTCATCGGTTGGTGCTTAGCTATGCCAAATACTTACTTGAGTATGTGGATCATGCCTTATCACTATGTGAGCAGTAAACATGCAACGTCGTGACTATATGCTAGTTGCCTCGATCATCAACGATCTAGATGATGCACACATGCGTGAGGTATGTGCGAGGGAATTTGCATATGGTTTCCAGAAGGTAGACAGATCATTCAAGGTGCAGTTGTTCATCGACATCTGCTTGGATGCATCACGTAATCGCAATGACATACTCAACATGGGTAAACGGCCAGACGATACCTGGTAACAACACAAGGTGAATGATATGACAATCAACGTAGACTACGAAGGTGCTGAACTCGCTATCTACTTGGCTAATGCGCTGACTGACCTGGAGTTTGAACTGCTGATCCGCAATCGGATTAAGAATGAGTTCAAGCGTATGCATGCGAGTGAGCCAAACTTGTATGAGGGTAACAACTCATGTCGGTTTGTTATGTCATGGACTGATGAGGCACATTGGGATGTGCGTATCGGTGAGAATTATAACAAGTCAGCCGATACCGAAGGACAAGTGCTGTCACGCTCATGCCAGGATGTCATGCGTATGTATGACATGAAGAACGGTAACAAGCTGAGCCTGTTGCTGCCTGCACCTGAGCCTGATGTAGATACCACAGACAAGAAGTGGTAATGTAATATGCCAGCACCCTGTGTAACAGCAGGGTGCATTGGCATGTCTGGAGTATGACATGTCTAACGATCCCAAGGACGTGTTTCGTCTGTATGACATGAAGGCAGGCGATGAATGCTGGCAGTGGCTAGGTGGCTGGACAGGTCGTGCACGTGAACAGCGACCAACATTCACTGCTGGTAAACGACGCACGATGGCATATCGTTGGGTCTATGAACTCGTTACGGGTGAGTTGCTTAATCCTAATCAACAAATCCTACACAGTTGTGATCGTGGAGGTTATCCAACTGGTTGCGGCAATCCCAAACATCTACGTGTCGGCACACGCGAGGAGAATACCAACGATGCTATAGAACGTGAACGACACGGTATGCCTAAGAACGTGGTGCGTGCAATTCGTGCATTGCTCGCTGAAGGGAGGACACAGGAAGATATCGCTAAGCTATACGGCATCAGCCGAACAGCGGTCTCAGCGATTGCCATCGGACGCATCCATAAGACGGTAGGAGACGGCGTAGAGCCATGATATCATTCGGCGTTGGGGTATGGAGGCATCTATCGTGTCAGACCAACCTCAGGGCCTCATGGCGACCCTCTCTAAACTTGGATCGTCCATAGTCGTATCGCTGGGACCACAATACCTCGCGCTTATACTAATGAACATCATGTTCATGGGACTACTCATATGGTTTGTAGACAAACGTGCACAACATACATCTGCGATAATGCAACAACTGCTGGATACGTGCCTACAACACGCGCGCTGACACTTCCGCAGCGCCCAACATGCAAATGAAAGGATCAACTAGCCATGCCATTCCCTAAATCACCACAGATAAGCGGTATGCCGTCAGTGGTAAACTCTACGCAAACCAAGTCGTTGAAACAACCTGATGTGCCTAAGTTCCATGGTCCATCTGCTAAACGCCTGGAGTCGATAACACCAAGACGTGTTGCTGGTGCAATTATCCAAGGCAAACCCAAACTGAGTATATGACATGACACGATTCAGCAAACTAACACTTGATGCACAAGGTAAGCCGGTCGAAACCGATATCCGCGATATCCAACAATCGGATATAGCTAAGTGTCCGCACTTCATCCTCATGCCTGAACACTATCGTGGAGATGGTAGTTGCATGTGTGATGATCCAAACAACCATGATATGGTTGAGTGGGGATATACGTGGGATGCTAAAACCAACATGTGGACAGGAGAAGAATAATGCCACTCGACATCACGAACATCAACCAATTCCCTGAAGACGATAACGATCCGTTCGCTACTCACAACGCACAACCATCCAGCATTATGTTCCCAGTTGGTGAACGCAAGACCGGATGGCAGACACGTGCTGGTGGATATCAGCCTATCCATACGCATAAGGCGATCATCCGCATCCCAGACAACAGTGATCCCGCTACACTCAACGAAGACAGTGTGCATGTGCTGAGCGTGGTAGGCAGCAACTATAAGCTGGTGCACAACCGTGAACTATTCGGGCGTGTGGAGCAAACCATGCGCAAGGTAATGCCTGCACATACCTTGGACGGTGTTCAAATAAAAGACCGCGTATCGGGCTGGGGACGTATGTGCTACCGTGAATACATATTCCCTAACATCAAGTGCCATCTCGGTGGTGGTGCTAAGTCAGACATCGCATTCCGCACCATTGTGCAGAACGGTTACGGTGGCTCAGCGTTACGCATACACAGCGGTGCAATCGACTTCTTCTGCACCAACGGCATCATCAGTGGTGAGCATCAGTCGTCTTACAACAAGCACACCAGTGGCTTGATCGTGGCTGGTGTGGATCGTATCATCGAGCGTGCACTGGAGACGTTCGCTAGTAACCAAACCAAGTGGAAGCAGTGGACTGAGACACCAATCAAGCACAGTGCTGCAATGGAATTGTTCAAGGAATTAGCCAGCAGCGAGAAGCTACGCGAGAACCTGAACACACAATACCTGCGTGAACAGGAGACACGAGGTGCAAACATGTGGGCTGTGTATAGTGCACTGACATACTATGCATCCCATGCAGATGGTGACTTCAGATTGCGTAAGACAACTACTGAACAGGACACTGTGGCAAGCACGATGCTACAACGTGAGTTGAATGTGGCTAAGTGGATCGAGTCACCGGCGTGGAAACAGCTAGAGTTGGCGTAGACTTGACATAAGCGTAACAACGTGCTATAATACTTACGTAATGAAGCAAAGGAAGGACCTAGCAATGCTATCGTCATCAGACAAGAACAAACTTGTAGACAAGGTGAACACTGCATTTACCAATATCGGTAAGAGCAACGGCACTAAGATGCCATCATCCACGAGCAACACAGACAGCTATGCGTATGACTACTGGGTTGCTCAGCAACTTGTTGCTCTTGCGAATAAGCGCAAGGAGCAAGCTGAGAAGGCAGCAGTGAAAGCTGGTGTGCTGATCGACAAGGAGAAGAACCCACAACCCGAGGGCAGCAAGTCTGTCGTGTATAACGGCGACATCATGTCGATTAGTTTAGCAGTGAGTAATGCTGCTGAGCGTGTCAATGCAGACAAGCTGCTTGCTTATCTGGCTGAGAATGGTGTTCCAGATGATATACTGGAGGAAGCCATTGCACATGCATCAAGCAAGTCACGTCCCGCACATGTGTTCACCACTTACTTGCTTACGAACGACGACTAGACACAAGCTAGTCGAGAAGGCACCATGCTGCTTCGGTAGCATGGTGCTATTCGTGTTCGAGGAGCAACACAGTGGGCAAGGTCATACACATGAGTGAACGCAAACCAATACCGCCTAAGTCACAGACGTTTGAACATGGTGGACAGAAGTATACATGCACGTTCGATCCACGTGCGCCTAAGTCTGAGCAATGGGTGTGGACAGTAAACTATAAGCGCACCTATCCATACATGGGCTCGGCTCCTACATTGGAGAGTGCTAGTGTCAAGGCACGCAAGCAAATCCATGCGTTGAACAAGCACATCATCGCAATGGAGGAGAACAGTGAATGACACGCCAACCGAACGTGCTGCTATCAATCAGCTATCAGTTGATGAACTCGATGCTATGCTCGCAGCTATACGTGAGCGGCGACTTGCTAGAGTGCAGAAGCTAGAGGCTATAGCCAAAGTCAAAGCAGACGACGCGCGCCTAACCACATGGCTACAGTTTGAGAAGGCATATGGTGTAGCCAAACGTGCACTCGATAGGCTTGCGGAACAAGAGGCTAAGGTGGATCAGCTAATCCACAAGGTCCGACTGCGTGCATTCGAGTTACAAGCATAGGAACAAGCACATGGAACTGAACAAGACAAGCACACTCGTTGTGAAGAAGTGGATAGAAGATAAACGTATCGCATTGGTCAATGAGATGACTGCGATACGTGCACGCATCGACGTGTATACGCAGATGCTCAAGGAGTTGGAACAGCAACCAGTTGCGGAGCCAGTGAAACGTGGATCGTATAAGGTAGGTAGACCAATATATAGCCGAGCAGATAATGAGATTGCTCTTGCACTAGAAGCTGCGGGTAGTAAAGGTCTTACAGCCAGAGAACTAGCAGATGTTGCACATCTACCAATCGGCACAGCAAGCAGCCGTCTTACGCATTGGAACAAAACAGGTAAGGTGAAACACATAACACCTAAGTACTTCATCGTGCATAGCACACAGGAGGATAACAATGTCGATCAGAGCGCGTGATGTGCGCGTGAACGTAGCCGAGATGGGCTTCGAGCGTGGTGTTGTGCACTCACTTGAGGCTACGATTGAGGAGGTGAGTGCATTGCGTAGCAACTTGCGTGATGCAGCCGAGGTAATGGGTAACATGGTCGAACAACTGGAGAGGTTCCTGCATATCAGTAGCACGTTGCAGAATAAAATCCATGCGTTGGAACGTAACACCAAAGAGGAAGACAGCACATGACTGTTATCAGTGTCGGAGTTGGGGATAACATACAATCAGCAATCGACATCGCAGGTGTAGGCGATACGGTATCGGTTGCTGCTGGCACATACACCAATCAGTTCTTGTCTATCACCAAGTCCATGACACTGAGTGCATCAGGTGGTCTGGCACGTATCGATGCAAGCGTGTCGCCACCTAATGGCAAGGCAGCCATTACCGTTGGTGTTCCAGGCATTGCCGTTACCATTGCTGGCTTTGCTATCAGTGGCGTGACTGTGCCTGATAACAACGGTGCAGCTATACGCTATGAGGGTGGTGATCTAACACTACGAGACGACTGGTTCTATAACAATCAGGAAGGTGTCCTTGGTGCGAACGATCCGAACGGTAACATCCTCATGGATCACCTGGAGATTGCATTCAACGGTGATGGTAGCGGACACACGCATGGTGTCTACGTCAACCAACTTGCTAGCTTCACGATAACCAACAGCTACATACACGATACCGCTGTTGGACATGAGATCAAGTCACGTGCTGCGAACAACACGATCACGAACAACCGCATCTTCGATAACAACGGGAGTGCCAGCTACTCTATCGACTTACCCAATGGTGGCAATGCCAGCATCCGCAACAACGTGATCCAGCAAGGATCTAATACACAGAACCCAGCAATCATTGCGTATGGTGAAGAAGGCTTGGCTTATGCATCGAACAACGTCACGCTCAGTGGTAACACCATAGTCAACGACAATCCTGGTGGCTATGGCATACTCAATCCAACCAGTGTTGGTCCTACCAACTTCATTGGTAATAGCGTGTGGAACCTAGCCAATCCACTAGGCGGTGACGTGCTTGCACTACGACCTGTCCTTGATCTGTTACCGATCTCATTCATAACAACGCCGCCACCACCAGTGCCGCCGACTAAACCTGGGAAGGGACATGGACGTGGAAAACCTACGCGCTAACTTTCGTCTCGCTACTGCTGACGACTATCTACTGGAGACATATGATCACACCAAGTTGAGCGCAATCAACACATGTCCAACGTATGGCATACTCAAGTATCAGATGCACAAGTCTATGCCATCCGAGGGCAGAGCCATGGCACTGGAGGCTGGCAGTGCAATGCATGAATGCTTCTCGTTCATCCGCATGGTATCGCTGATGCAACAGTATGTGGGTCGGCCTGAGTTCCAGGATAAGTTATGGGATTACAACGGCAACCGACTGTTTGGTGCTGAGCGTATGGATTATATCAACACGTCAGTCGATGCATGTAGTGATCATGTTGAGGTGGCTAAGGTCGGTGCACTCGCAGTGTTGGAGACGAGTGGGTTCTTCGATGATCCACGCGACAAACGCAGGACGTTAAGCAACTTGGAGGAATGCATCTATGCATACGTGAACAGGTGGAGATGGGATCATCCTGTATGGATGCGTGATGTGAATGATCCATGTTCGGATGTCGGCATCGAGATACCGTTCGATCTTGTGGTAGACATCAGCGGTGATACTGTCTTCCGCTTAACGGGTCGGATCGATGGCATCCATTACAACACGAACAATGAGTTGTGTTGTCACGATAATAAAACCGCAAGCAGACTTGGTGATGCATGGGCACAATCATTCTTATTGAGTCATCAGATTACAGGATACTGTATAGCTGCCTCAACATTTATACAGAAGCCGGTGCACAGTGCTGAGATTCTTGGTCTGGCTATCCCTTTACCTAGGACTTATGATTATGGTGGTTATGTTAGAGAAGTTGTGCGCCGTCACGACTATCACTACGCACGTTGGTTATCCTGGTTAGTTCATACTATTCAACTTGCTCGACGCTACATGCTTAACCCTTATGATGCGCCCAAATATACACACTCCTGTAATAGATATTTTCGTCCATGCCCAATGATCCCCTTCTGCGATGCTGATGACGAAGAACAACACAAGATCGTAGATGAAATGACTCACGAGGAATGGAGCCCCTTAGATAAACCAATACTTGATGGCATTGGTAATGAATGATGGGAGAACCATTCAGTAAGGCAAGGAGACTGGCTCTGGCAGCAGAACGTAACATCATTGTGGATGCACAGGATCAATGGTTGCTGGAAGAATTTACATGGACGATCAACGATGATGGCTATCCACATACGCGACTCAGTGTGGACATTGATCGGCGACGACCACGTGTGTTCTTGCATCACATGATCATTGGTTATCCGATATGGGAAGGAGATGAGATCGATCACATCAATAGATGTGTTACGAACAACAGCCGTGACAATCTACGCTATGTGAATAAGTCACAGTCCATGGTGAATAGATCATGGCAGGTTGGTGAAACAGGAGAACGGAATATCACACTGCGTAACACAGGCATGTATAAGGTCACGGTGTGGCGAGACAAGGGATGGATATATCTTGGACAGTTTCATACACTCGCTGAAGCTGTGGCTGCACGTGATGAATATCTACAGGTGGTATCAACCGACACCATCTGACCACCACATGTTGTGGTATTGACACGAGCAAAACAGGAGCAGACAATGGATGAAATCCAAATCAAACGTGCATTGCTTAGCCTTACCAAACTGGTTGAGATAATCGAGGATAACGATACACGTGAGGCACTGATCGTTATCTGTGCTGTGCTGATTGAGCATAACAAATCTATACAGGAGTTGGTTGATGCAGGAGATTGCTGATGGATGAAGAGCCGCCACTGATTGCAGCAGGTGGATTTGTTATCTCATCTCCATCTGTGCAGGACATGCAGCTCAACATGTTGATCTGGGGCAACAGTGGTAGTGGCAAGACAACGCTTGCTGCTACAGCACCTGGACGCAAGCTGTTCATCCTGTTCGATCCAGGTGGTGATCTATCACTAGCTAGTCGTGATGATATCAGCACGCTGAATGTAACAGGTGCGGCACCTGCTATCATCATGGCACAGCTACGTGCTGTTGATCCGTTTGGATTGGGTAAGATACTAGAGGCACGACCTGATATCGAAACCGTCGTTGTCGATAGTATGACTGTGCTGGCACATGTTGCACTAGCTGAGGCTGTTACAAGAGCAGGAGGAACCAGCACGTTCGAGCAGCCAGGACAGAATGGTTGGGCCTTTCGCAACCAATCATTGCTACGTGTCACGGTTGCACTCATGCGTATGTGTGCACAACACAAACGTCATCTGATCCTCATCACACATGAGGGACCAGAGACACAGTTGCCTAATGGTGTAGTTAGTTCAGTGAAGATGGCGTTGTCTAATAGCGTAGCCAACCAAGTTGGTTTGCGCTTCAACGAGATATGGCATCTCGAAGACATCGGCACTGAGCGTAGGATAGCCGTGCGAACTTGTAGGTTCTGGACACCAATGAAGACACGCATGTTCGTGTCTACTCATCCAGAGTTCGTATGGCATTACGATGCTGATACTGGTGAAGGCGAAGGTATAGCCGACTGGTATAGAGCATGGCAGGCAGGAGGCGGTAAGAAGTTACCGTTACCTGTTCGTGTAACCACTAACAAGGGAGTAAAAAAGTAGGCTGCCGTTTGCACAGCAGCCTAATAGTTGCACAAGTGTGAACAAGACAAACCAACCGAACATGACTCGCATGAGGCGTGTTTGATCTCTCATATGTAGTACATCTGCCCAAGGAGGGCAAGCCCAAATGTCTGAAAGCATTCTGTCATTCAGCGATGACATCACCAATGCACCGCCGCCACCGTTGCTTCCCGTAGGTCCGTATCCCGCTGAGATTATCGGTGCGATTAAGAAGCAGGGTAATGCTGGTGAGTATGCACAGATTGTATTCCGTATCAATGCGGAGTCCTATCCTGCTGACTTCACTGATGGTGATCCCGATGGTGTCATTGTTTACTACAACTTCCTGCGCACGGAAGACACACCGCAGAACAAGCACCGCTGGCGTGTGTTCTTGGAGAAGGTTGGTGGTCCGCTTGGTCGCACCGTTGATCTCAACTCGCTCATTGGATTGACCGCGATGGTTGACTTGACACATCAGCCACCGAACCAGTTCCGTGACGAACCAAGCGTGCAGATTTCACGTATCCTCGCTGCTTAGTTAGGTGGATATCCGGTCACATGGATGGATATTTGGGTTGCGTCATGTGACCGGATGTCATATATATCATCTGTTACCAAACCAACAGGAGTTGAATATGTCTGAGACAACCGAAGCCCCTGCCAAGCGTAAGCGCAAGCGCAGTGCGAGCGTAGCTAAGCCCGCGTTCTTTGTCATCCAAGTGTTGGATGACAACGGTGAGCCTACTCACTTCGACAAGTCACGTATCCGTCTTGTGAAGGTGGAGCGTAATGCCGAAGCCATCATGGAACTGATGGACAATGAGGACTATCCACACGCATTCTACTTGCGTGGCATCGTTCCCGTGTCACGTCCTGGCACGCCGATGAAGGCTGCTGCTGAGTAAAGAATAAGCGCATCGCTATCATGTAGCGGTGCGCCTTCTTCTCCAAGGTTTGGTATACAAGGAATGCACAAGATGGACGCAACCAATGCAGTCGTGTTCGACGACATGCAGCAGAAGGCTATCGATGTTTGCTGTGATGTAACTAAGCGCATCGTCGCTGTAACAGGCAGAGCCGGTACTGGTAAGACACTGATCATCCGTGAGGTATCGGATCGATTGAGTGAGATGGGCTACAGTGTGCAGACCAGTGCTCCCACAGGCAAAGCCGCTAAGCGTATCCGCGAGATCACTGGCCTCGATGCCATGACCAACCACCGTATGCTTGGCTTCGGTATGCCAGTAGACCTGGAGGTGGATGACGAGAAGACGGGTGAACGCAAGACTGTGCAAGTCAGCACTGGTCCGAAGTTCGACCGCGCTAAGCCATTACCATACGACACCATCCTGTGTGATGAGTATGCCATGGTGAACCAGGACATCCACCGCTCACTGATCAATGCACTGAAGAGCGGTGCTCGGCTGTGTGTATTCGGTGACGTGAATCAGTTGAAGCCGATTGAAGAAGACAAGCGGTTGAACGATCAACCGTCTGCATTCATGGCTGCATTGGAGAAGTTTGGTGGTATTGTGTTGAATACAAATCACCGACAGGATGAAGGCAGTGGCATTGCGAACAATGGTGCACTGATCCTACAGGGTAGGATGCCGCGCGCTGCTAATGACTTCGCTCTGAAGCAAACCGACAATCCCGTGCGTGCCATACAGGAGTTTGTCGAAGTATCACTTGGTGATGGTCACGACTATAGCGACAACGAACACCAGATCATCACGTGTATGAACAAGAGTTGGATAGGCACACAGAAGTTGAACACTGTTCTACAATCTATGTTCTGGGATCGTGCACGTCCGTTCATTGAACTACCACGGTATCGTATTGGTAATGTGCAGCAGCCACCTATCCGTGTGCAGGTGGGTAGTAAGGTAGTGTATACTGCAAACAGCTATGACCTAAGTGGTGATGGACAAGCGTATGCATTCAATGGTGAAGTGGGTAAGGTGATCAACATCAACTATGAGGAAGGCTCAGTTGAGGTTGATTTCGGTGATCGCACTGTGATCATTCCGCCTATCGTGGTGACAGTATACCAAGATGGTCGTGTGATAGAAGGTGATCCACGTAGGAATATCGATCATGCCTATGTGCTGACTACACATAAGTGTCAGGGCTCTGAGTATAAGCATGTCGCGTATGTAATTAATAAGGCCACACTATGGGGACAATCACGTCGTAACTTCTATACTGCTGTGACTAGGGCACGGGAGATGTGCACAGTCTTTACCGACATGCAGTCATTGTCGAAAAGTACTAAATACGTAGGCTAATAATAAGGAGAACCCCATGAGAACACAACGTGAACGCATAACATCCCAGGTAGGCGGGATAAGGAAGAGATATTATATCGATGCAATCCATTTCTTGTCAACAAACCATAGGTTGTAATCGACATGATGATAGAACCTTTCAAGAACATTGCCGAGGCCAACAGCGAACTCAGGGCTTTGGTCAATGGTGCGGGCTTCGAGTTTGACTGTGGCTGTGGTGGTAATCTTAATAGCGAGATTGCCATTGTTGCTGAAGCACCCGGTGATCGTGAGGTGCAGCAGCGTATGCCGCTGATCGGTGGATCAGGTCACTACTTGTGGAACATTCTACGCAAGAACAAGCTAGGCAGGAATGATGTATTCATTACTAACGTGATCAAGCGGAAGCTAGTGAGTAGTGCTGGTGCCCATGAGTTGGCACCTAAGAAAGAGAAGCAAACCATTCCCAAAACCGAGAGGGTGATATGGCAACACATACTACAGGAGGAACTGAGTCGTCTCCCAAACTTGAAGTTCGTAGTTGCACTAGGGAACTACGCGCTGGAGGCTTTGGTCGGCATCACTGGTATAACCGACAAACGGGGGAGTGTCTTCCCTTTGGTTATAGGTGGCCGGGTCATCCAGGTGTTGTGCACGTTCAATCCTGCACATGTTATGCGCGAACCACGGATGGAAGTCGTGTTCCGCATGGACCTGGGTAAGCTGCAACGTCTACGCGATGGAGTGTTTAGTGTTCCGCATATCGAATGTCTTATCAATCCAACCGTTAGTGAGACGTTCGATTTCATACGATATGCATCGTCACTTGATCAACCGATTGCCTACGACATCGAGACGATGGCTGGTGAGACAGCATGTATTGGCTTCGCGCCTACCAATAGTATCGGGATTTGTATTAACTTTCGTAGCCAAGGGGAGAATCACTACTCTGTGCAACAAGAACGTGACATCAGACTTGAAGTACAATCGCTTTTGGCTAACCCAAGAACGCAGCTTGTGGCACAGAACGGCCATTATGATGCCACGTGGTTATGGTTCAAGGATCGTATCCGTGTCAACCCGCATTGGTTCGACACGATGCTCGCACACCATTTTCTATATCCCGGCTTACCGCACGACCTTGGCTTCATCACGGCTCAGTATACAGACCACCCGCATTACAAGGACGAAGGCAAATTATGGAAGGAGGAAGGAGACATAGATGCATTCTGGGAATACAATGTCAAGGACTGTTGTATCACACGAATAGCTGCTGAGAAGATGGAGCAGGAGTTGTTGGCTAGTGGACAACATGATCGGTTCCACAATCATGTGATGCGTCTGCAACCTGAACTCGTAGAGATGACAATCAATGGAGTGCAAGTAGATGAGCGACTCAAATCCGAACTCAGCGAACGACTTGAGCGAGGACTCGTTGAAGCAAATGAACTATGCCAAAGCAAGGCACGTGAGGCACTTGGCGATGGCAGCTATGAGTTTAATCCACGAAGTCATCAACAGCTTGCTAAGCTCTTCTTTAATGACCTTGGCTTGGTCGGACGAGGAACAAGTACAGATAAAGAAAATCGAGATCGTATTAAGAAACATCCAAGAACAAGGCCAGACGCTCGCAGCCTTATCGAAGCCATTGATGACTACCTATCCCAATCCAAATTCGTCTCTACCTACATCAACGCAACCGCCGACGACGACGGTAGATGGCGCTGCACCTACAAGCAAACAGGAGTAGCGTCGGCACCCGGTCGGTTGTCTAGTAGCCAGACGCCATGGCAAACCGGGCTGAACATGCAGAACATTCCAGAACAAGCCAAGAACATGTTTGTCGCACCCACTGGTTGGGAGTTCAGCTACTATGACATGTCGCAAATAGAAGCACGGATTGTGGCTGCACTGGCACACATACCTAAGTGGTTGGAGCAATTCGAGAATGCACGCTTGCATCCTGGAACATATGATGCGCATTGTGCGTTAGCCGCAGAGATGTTCAAGGTGCCCTATGAGCAAGTTCCGCACAACGACCGAGACGGAGGAGGTCTACCTACCATTCGCTTTATCGCAAAGCGATGCAGGCACGGGCTTAACTACCGCATGGCAGCAGACAAACTCGCCACCGTCACTGGCCTCGCACCTGTCGAAGCTGAACAAGCGTATCGGCTATACCACATGGCAACCCCACAAATCCAACTGTGGTGGGATGACCTGGTTGAACTCGTGCGCAGGGACCGTGCTATTACAACTGCCGCAGGACGACGATGGCTCCTTATGGAGCGATGGGACGATGCCGCTCTAGAGTCGATCGTAGCATTCGAACCACAAAGCCTGAATGGAGATCATACGTCAGGCGTAATCTACAAATGTCACCAAGACCCTGAGTGGCCTCCATCCGCGCGTATCTTAATCAATGTGCACGATGCCAACATAGCCATCAATCGCCATGAGGACGGACCAGCGGTGCGCGCGATCATGCGCAAGTATGCTGAGCAGCCATTGTATATCAATTCAGTTCAGAATAGACTCCGTGGGATTGACGCCCCCACGGAACTGATCGTGCCAGCAGAAATGGGAGTGTCCGTCCCTGATGAACAAGGTGTTCATCGTTGGTCCACGATCAGGAAAATAAAATGATAAGGATACCATTAACACAGGACAAGTTTGCAACCATTGATGATGAGGACTACCACCTAGTTGCTCCTTATTCATGGTATGCACACAAGATACACGATGTTTGGTATGCGCACAGCGGACGATGGAAGCAGCCAAATCTTGTAATGCATCGTGTGATTTTACAGGCACCACCGGAGATGAAGATAGACCATGCGAATGGTGATGGTCTGTACAATGTGCGCAGTAATCTACGACTAGCAACATATTCCCAGAATAATATCCATGCATTCAAACCACAGACCGAGTATGGTTCTGGCTATCGTGGTGTTACTGACATGCGTGGTAGATGGCAAGCACGTATAAGTGTAGACAAGGTAAGGAAGAACCTTGGCTTATTCGATACAGCAGAGGAAGCTGCACGTGCTTATGATGCAGCAGCAAGAGAATGCCATGGGGAATTTGCACTGCTAAACTTTCCGTGAATCCATACTACGACCAAGTTCCTGCGAATAGTTATATAGCGCATTACTTGCGCTATATGGCTACGCAAGAAACTGCACACGCCTATGATTTCTGGTGCGCGCTATGGTCAATCGCATGTGCGTGCGGGCGGAACACAGTCGTCGCACGCCCGCGAGCGCCTGTTTACTTGAACATGTATCTTATACTCGTAGGTGATAGCGGTAAGCCACGCAAGACCACGAGTGTCAACACCGCGCTCAGCTTGGTGCGTGATCTGTATGATGGTGACAATGCCATTGGCTTTGTTGACTCGCGCGTGACGCCTGAACACCTTGATCTCATAATCCATGAGCGTTCTAAGGAACATGGTGCAGGCAAGGTGATCATCGGTGTGCCTGAGTTGGCTGTGTTCATGGGCAGTGAAA